CGGGAACCTGAACGACGACCGGCCGCCGCCGCACAAAACCGGCTGGCTGGCCCCCTTCAACAAGGTTGCGGGGGACCTTCTGGACAAGTTTCCCGAGCCTAAGGCGGCCTACACGGCCGCGTCGTAGGCCACCGTGGGCATAGCCCGGTCCGCGGCCGTGTAGGCCGCCTTAGGCTCGGGAAACTTGTCCAGAAGGTCCCCCGCAACCTTGTTGAAGGGGGCCAGCCAGCCGGTTTTGTGCGGCGGCGGCCGGTCGTCGTTCAGGTTCCCGTAGGCCAAGCTGTCGTACAGGACTGCGAGGCAGGCCGCGGCCTTGATGATGTGCGGCAGGCCGCTATCGGGGTCGATGTCCTCCCCCTCCCACCACGACATCAGGTGCCGCATGGCGGCGTCGTAGTAGACCGAGCTGCGCACACCGGCGACCCGGTAGTTGTGGCGGCCGTACTTCACTGCGCCCTCCATCATGGCCGTGCCGACGCCGACAAGGAACGGGGCCGAGACGGTGGACATGGGGGCCTTACGGATGCCGACAGCGTCCTTTGGGTTCGTGGGCTTCTCTGCGCTCTGGCCGGGGATGAAAGCTCCCCGCCGCTTCGGTGTGTAGCCACAGTTGCACTCCCTCTGGAGGCCGCAGGGGCACCCGCCCCCGTGGTCATACTTCGCCATCAGATCATCCCCCACAGGCATTCGAGTTCATCGAGCGTCTGTTTCGCGCTCGTGTGGACCACGAACTGGCCGCCAGCGGCGATCCACTTCGGGCGGTTGATGGCCCGGTCATCGACCAGCACATCGCCGGGCTTGCAGTAGTTCGACTTGTCCTTGGTGAGGCAGGTGATGACCTCAACCTCCGGGCCGAGCATCATGTCCACCCACATCCGCTTCTGGCGGTCGACGCTCTCAGCTCCGATGTGTGGAAGGGCCGTGAGGATGATCGGGTTGAGATGCTTGACGTGGTCCCACAGGAGGTTCGCGTCGGGCATCATGTTGAGGTTCAGGAAGAACTCAGGGTCGCGGTGGATGCAGCGCCAGAACTCGTCCTGGCCGTACACGAACTCGAACTTGTAGGTGTTGTCGGTGCCGCACATGCGGCGAGCGCCATCATCGAAGTCGGCAATGACGCCGTCGAGGTCAAGAAAGAGGCGGCTCATTAGTTGATAGCCTCAGACACGCGCCCCTGGTTCACGTCGAACAGAGCCGCGATGCGATGCACAGGGAAGCCGTTGGTTCGGAGTAGCTTTGCTATCGCCTCCCCGCGTGAGCTGTTGATGTCGGGCATTGGACAATCCGCCTCTCGGGATCGAGAGGGTCGGATCAATACGGTGGTGTCCAGAGGATCGGTTCCTTCTTCTTGAAGTCGTAAAGATCGGCGGTGAGAATTTTGGCGACCCTCGCCTGGATAAGCGCGTCGGCCTCGGTGAGTCCGGCCTTCTCGTAGGCTGCAACCACCGCGGCCCAGCCGCCGTCAGCCACAGCCCCGGCTCGCTTCGGGCCGATGCCTGGACAGCCGGGGTATCCGTCCGTCTGGTCGCCGGTGAGGGTCTGGAGCAGATGCTCATAGGCCCCCTGCTCCGGCGTAATCTCCCGGACCTCGTCGTCCTTGTTGGGATTGAAGGACAGGCCGGGGATTTGTCGCAGGTCTTTGTCGATGGAGACGCAGACCCTCTTGCCTGGGACCAGCTTGGGGTGCGTGGCGAGAATGCCGAGGATGTCGTCCGCTTCCAGGTGGTCGCGGAGATAGACCGGCTCTTGCGTTTCGATCACCCACTGGCGGAGGCGGTAGTAGACGAGAGGCTTGCGCCCTCGCTTCGCCTTGTAGGAGGGCCAGATGTCGCGGCGGAAGTCGTGGCCGCTATCCGTCAGGCACAGGATGCGCTTCTTGATCGGGATGGCGCTGGCCACCTTGTCCAGCATCTCTGCCAGACCTTCCTTGAAGGCCAGCATGGCCGCGTCCAGATCACCGACGAGGGTGTAGCAGTTGTCTTCCCACTCGATGTCCGTCTCGGCTCCTGCGGCGGCGGCGTAGATCAGCCCGTCAGCGTCGATGAGAGCGGTGGTCACGACTTAACCCGGTCAGGGCAAGCTGGGCAGCGCCGTCCAGCGACATACTCGCCACAGCATTCTCGCTTGGGCTTAGCCGCGCGCTTCCGGCGCTTCTTCACTTCAATGGTGCGCACGGGTCCACCACTACCGGCGTCGTGCTTGATGGCGATGCGCACGGCCTTCGCCGCGTCTGCGCCCGCCTCCATTGCGCCGTAAGCGTAAGCCTCGCCCGAGCCCCACGCGGCCATCTTTCCGGTCTGCTCGAACCAGACGCCCTCGCCCTCGAAGATGAGGACCTTGCCGGTCGGGCGGATAATCACGGCGATGGTGTCGCCAAGCTCCCACGTAGGGGTCTTCTTCTTCCCGCCGGTGAGCGCCGCCAGCATGGCCATGCCGTGCGCGACGGACCCTGTGAAGGTGTAGATCGACCCGTCAGGCAGCTCGTACAGCTTCCGCGCCTTGCCGGGCATGATGTGGTCGCCCTCGGTGCAGCGGCTGTCGGCGGCAACGATGCCGTCCTTGTATGCGATGGTTGTCACTGTGCTTCCGTTGCGTTGATCGCAAGAACAAGGCGGGACCCGCCAAGTTCTCGTTCAACAATTTCAGAGATGATGTCGTCCGCGGCGTCCCCGGCCACCGGGTCTGCGATGCCGTACTTGGCCCGCAGGTCAGCAGCCCACTCAGCGTACTGTTGCTCCGTCATTGTCGGCTCTCCTGTTTCGTCAAGCGTTTCAGATGATTGCGGGCGTCGATTGGGTGCAGCCGGAACCACTCCGTGTTGCCGACGCGGTGTCCACGAAGCTGATCTTTCAGGATCATCTCCGCGGTGCGGCAGTCCGCGAAACGCGCGGCGGCAGCTACGGTGTAGTCCCGGTATGGGCTCCCGGTTTGGTAGGTGTTGAGGCGCTGGCGCAGCCCGAGCGCAGACCCGAGCTTGATGAAGCCGGGCCACGCCGGGTTGATGATGATGTAGACCCACCCGTCAGTGCGTATCGGCCCAGGTGTCACCGACTGAGTAGTTGCCCTTGAGCGGGCAGAGGAACTTGAAGTGTTCCCCCGCGAGGCGGATGGACTCCGCCGCGAGTTTCCCGACCGTTTCAACGTGCGCCGGGTCCGTGTCGATTTGCCATTCGTCGTGGACGTTCGCAACGAACTCGTAGTCCTTCCCCGGCACAAGACCGGCTGCTTGAAGATTGTTGTCGAGGATCACCAGGGCGCGCTTCATGATGAGCGCCCCAGCGGATTGAAGAAGCGTGTTAAGCGCCGCATGTTCGGATCGGATATAGACCCTGCGACCGTCGAGGCCGCGCAGCCAGTTCCGACCCGGGACGATAGCGCCGTCCTTCCTGCGGTAGCCCTTGAGGATGCGTTGCACCGCGCCAACGAGCTTGCCCATCGCGGGCAGTCCGCTCAGGAAGCTTGCGCGCTTCGACTTACCAGCCGCGATCAGCTTCGCCTTCGAGCCCTTACCGAGCAGCGTATAGCCAAGCTTCCAATCACCCGCGCCATAGATGAAGGCGTAGAACCAGACCTTCGCAACGTCGCGGTCGCACCCGAGGGCGCGGGCGTTGACGCTGTGCATGTCGGTCCCCTCCTCCTTCTTTCCGAGGAGGACGGTCTGGACGTACTCGCCGCCGTCATACTGCGCCATGAAGTGCGCGAGACAGCGCAGCTCCAGCGCGTCAGCATCGCAGCCAACAAGCTTCTTGCCGGGGGATGCCCTGAACAGCTCGCGACACTCGCGGCCGTACTCAGCGCCCACCCCTGGGACGTTCGCGCCGTTCGGTTTGCTGTGGGTCATGCGACCGGTCACAGCGCCGTTGGTGGTCACGCGGCCGTGGATGCGCCCCTTGCGCTCCAGCTTGAGCCAAGCTTCCTTGCCCTCAGCGAGAGCGCCGAGGCGCTTGGCGACAACGTAGAACTCGGCCAGGACCTTCGCGGCGGGGTGCGGAAGCGCCGAGAGAATGTCGTCGTCAACCTTCGGCGTGCCGTCAGCCGTGAACTCCTTCGGCTTCCATCCCAATTCCTGGAGGCGGGCCGCGACTTGCTTGCGGCTGCCGGGGTTGAACGGCACCACCTTGCGCTTGGTGAACGGGACGCCCTTGACGTACCCGATCTTCTTGTTGTTGACCCGCGGAACGAACACCGTCTCGATGGTCTTCGGCGGGAACATGAGCTGGAGCTTCTGCTCCAACTCCGTGCGCCGGGCGGCCAGCACTGCGTACAGCTTCGCCGCTTTCTCCAGGTCGAAGCAGAAGCCGTAACGCTCCTGCCGAGCGACGATGGTAGCGACCTCGTGTTCCAGCTCGACGCACTCAGCGCCCCAGGGCTCGGGCTTGCGCCCGGCCTTGAGAGCGGCCACGTCCATCAGCTCATCTTGGCAGCGCCGCCAGAGCTTGGTCGTGACCTCCACGTCCTGCTCGCAGTAGCTCTGCATCTCGGCGGTCCACGTATCCCATGGACCCTTGAAGTCGCCCTTGTAATTCCCGAGGCGGTAGCCCCAGGCTTCGAGCGAGTAGGAGCCGATCAGTTTGGACGGATGCAGCCCGCGCTTTTGGCGGGCGAAGTCGATGGTCTCTACGGCTTCCTTCGGCCAGAGCAGCCGGGTGAGGATGATGGTGTCTCTAACCGCACCGCGGGGACGCCACTCGGGGTAAACCTTCTGGATGGCCGGGATGTCGAAGCTGATGACGTTGTGGCCTGCAATAACATCTGCCGTTGCGAGACGAGCGAGGCCTTCTTCGATGCTTCCGCTGCGGCCCGCATAGCTCGGATCGCGGCAATAGCTCCAGACATTTGTCTCAGCATCTGCGTCCTTAATGACCAGCGAGTGGATCGTGTCGAGTTCGTCGAGGAGGCCGTTCGTTTCGATGTCAAATATTAAACAGCTCACGCGCTCTCCCTGTAAGCGTCGGATACGAAGGCGGCGATGTGTTTGCTCATTTGCACGAACGCTTCCTGTGGAAGACCGGTAGGCGGCACGGTGTCGATGGAGATGCTGGTTTCACGGTGTCCGTCGATCACGTATGAGTGGACATCAATCGTGAAGCGGGTGTGTGACGTAGCCTTGGACCGGCCCACTGTTCGATACTCCCTGTAAATTGGCCGCAGCCATCAGGTCCCGACACAGGCCGGGCACCGATGACGCGGGGATGAGTAGTTGGATGAGTTCGTCCCGTCCGCGCAGGACGGTGAGCTGCACCTTGCCGAACGCTGAGCGGATGCGCAGGTCGAACGGGCCGCCGGACGCCTGCATCATTTCGGCATCAGAACGGGGGGCCTTCTTCGCTGATTGGCGCAAAGCCCGTTGGGATATCGGCCTCGGACATGCGCCCGGTCGGCCTGTCGTAGCCGATGCCGAACGTGTCGCCGGTGCCGTCGCCGGACAGGCGGCCCTTCAAGATGCGGAAGGTGGTGGTACCGCGCTCGACTGGGTCCTCGGCTTGCGTGTTGCGCTCAAGCCCGAACAGCTCGTGCGACCAGAAGCCGATGGCTCGGGCTCCCTTGAAGTGGCGGATCATCACTCGCCCGCCCTCCTCGTGTGGCTTGCCTTCCGGCGTTGCCAAGTGCGAGACGAAGCAGAGCCAGATGTTCAGCTCCTTCACGAGCCCGCCGATCTGCGCCATGATGCGCTCCAGCACCACGCGCTCCTCCTCCTCGCCAGCCGTGGCAAGCGCCGTCAGGTGGTCGAGGTAGAAGATGCGAACGCCCTCGCTGTGCGCGAGATAGCGGATGCGCTCACGGATGATGTCCCAATCGGCGCAGCCGAAGTGGTCGTACAGGTAGAGCCGCCCAGTCTCGATCATCTTGTCGAGCGTCTTGACCAGCTCGTCCTGCGTCCACCCGGCGGTCTCTTGCGGGAGATGGAAGCGCTTCGACGCGACCTTGCCAGCTACGCGCTTCACGGTCTCGTCGGGCTGTTGCTCCAGCATGAACACGCCGACCGCCTCCTTCAACTCGAACAGGTCGAACGCGATCTGCTCGGCCAGGAAGTCGGACTTGCCGACGCCGGTGCCAGCGCCAAGGCCCACGGCCTCCCCCATTCGCCGCCCATAGGTGAGCTGCGTCAGCTTCGGGAGGAACCACGGGAGGCCCCAGGTCGGGGCGGTAAGCACACGCTCACGCATGTCGCCCAGCGTGACGATGCCGTCAGGCCGGTACGCCTTAGCTTCCCAAAGGGATTGGATCAGCTCCTTCGACTGCCCCTTCTGGAGCATGTCGTTCGGGTCCTTGCCCGAGAGATGAACCACGGCCACGCGGCCGGGCGGGAACAGGCCCGCACACTCGGCGACGGCGGCCTGACCGGGCTCGTCGTTGTCGAAGCACAGGACCACTTGCTCGAACTTGTTGAGCCATTCGAGCTGCTTGGCCAGGGACTTCTTGGCACCCTGCGCCCCGTTCGGGACGGAGACCACAGGCCAACGGTGGCCGAGAACCTGAGAACAGGTCAGTGCGTCAATCTCACCCTCGGTGATGATGACGCGCTTGCCGCCGTCTCGCCACAGGTGCTGGCCGTACAGACCGGCTCGCTTCGGGTCGCCCAAGAACTTGAAGTCCTTGTTCGCCCAGCGCACCTTCTGTGCAACCACCTCGCCGGTGGATGGGTCGTGGTAGTTGGCGATCTGCACGTAGTCGCCGTTGAACTTGGACGCTGTGTAGTCCCAGCGCCGACACGTCTCTTGCGTCAGGCCCCGCTTACTAAGCGCAATGGCTTCGCCTCGGGGGATCAGCCCCTTCACTCGTTCTCCCGTTTTGGTAGTGGTTTTGGTTTCGCCCGTCGCTGGGATGTGCTTGTCGCAAACGAAGCAATGGCCGTGACCGTCTGAATAGACGGCCATGCCATCACTCGATTTCCCGCAAGGGCACGGCGCGTGGTGGAGGAACTCGCTATCGTCGGTCACTCGGACGGACGAACCTCGTAGACCTCGGCCACGCTTTGGAGCTGGCCGCGGATTTGCACGATGTAACAGGTGCGAGTGACGGCGGCCTTGGCCACCTGCTTCGCCTCGTTCTCAGCGCCAGCGTAATCCGGGTAGAGGCGGCCCGTCACAGCCAGCCCGTTCTTGAGGCCGGGGTCTTTGTAGACCACCATGAACAGGCCGACATCGCATCCGCTACGGGCGATTAGCTGCTTCATCAGGAGCGACGGCCGCCGAGGTAGTGGTACCGGACGTACTTCTGACCGGTGGTGTCGTAGCGGGTCTCACGCGCGAAGCGGTGCCCCGACTTCTCCAGGTCCATGATGCGCCGGGGCAGCGAGCGGATGCGGAACATCGCCGCCGCCTCTTGACCGGAGATGGACGGAGTACGCTTGAAGTGTTCGAGAAGCCACGCGGTCTGCGGCTTCTGCATTACAGGGCGGAATGCCATTCTGTGTTTCTCCTTCGGAGATGCTTAAGAGCTGGGCGGGGATGGGAGCTACGGCTCCCACCCCAACGCCTCCCGCGCGGCGTCGACACGGAGGCTACGGTGCGGCTCAACAAGCCACTCCTCCGGGACCAATCGCGCGGCGTACTTGAACCCGTGCTTGGCACACCACATTGCGTATGTGGTCTGCGACTTCTTGCCGATCCGCTGGTTCGGGTTCGAGAACACGAAGCGGATGTCAAGGTCCGGGTGAGCGGCCTTGATGTGAAGATGCTTCTGCCTGTCGGCAGTGACGAAGCGGCCCTTCGTCTCGATGATGATGCCGTTCGGAAGAACGAAGTCCGGCGTGTAGCGATGCTCACGCGCTGGCTTCGTATAGCGGAGGGTGTAGCCCTCATAGACCGCGCGGACTCCGGCGGCCTTGAGTTGCCTTCCAACCGTCTCCTCTAAGCCGGAGCGGTACCCGTTAAGGTACCCTCTCCGGTCCCCAACGATGCGCGGGTACTCAGAAGTTCGGCGTGTCGTCGCCGTCTTCTTCCGCGTCGTCGTCCGTCGCATCGGTATCCGAGGTGCCTTCGGCGTCCGCGCTGTCGTCAGCGGTCCAGCCGTCCTCATCGTCCATCGCGTCGAACTCGACATCGCGACCGCCGCCGCTGACGAGCTTCTTGATCTGGACGCCGTCGATGTCGATGGAGATACCGACCTCGTTATCCTTCGCGCCGTACCATGCGAACACGGTACCTTGCACACGCAGCTCCGAGCCGCTCCAGATGGAGAGGCCCTTGGTGCTGACGGTCTTGCCGAGCGAGTCAGCGAAGACGATCTTCGCCTTCCACGGCTCGCCGGTCTTCTTGCTGATGCCGGAAGCGGTGCGCTTGGTGTTCAGCAGGAAAGCGCCGGTCTCCTCGCCCTCGTCGTCGACCTCGGGCTTGAGCGGGAGGTCCGCCTTCTTGAGGGTCTTGAGCTTCGCCTTCGCCTTCTTGTCGTCGGACTTGGCGAGCAGCTCCTGGTACTTCTCGAACGCCGCATCGAGGAACTTGTCGAGCTTCTCTCGCAGGGGCGTGATGACCTTGGGGTCACTGTATTTCAGCTTGACCCGATACTCGCCCTCGTCTTTCCACTTCGTGTCCGGCTTGGTCAGATGCGGGTAGACCGCAACGCCGACCGGCGTGGTGATAGTGTCAAGCTTGAGCTTGTTCGGGAACTTGGTATCGGCCAATAGGTACTCCCTTTTTGGCAGGTATTATGCCCGGTAACGGGCTTCGAGCGTCGGGACATGGAAGCCCAACGCCATCAGTTCTGTCTCCACGTCGAGCGGGATGGGCTCGCCGCGGCTCCAGATAGCGATTGCGATGCGGAGCGCGCGAGGATTACGCATCGCGGTCCGCTTCGATCTTGACCAGCGCGCAGCCCGCAGCGACTTGGTCACCTTGGTTCTTGACCAATCCCTTCGACTCGTTGACGAACTCGGAAGCCATGACAAAGCAACGATCCAAGCTGTCAACTGGCATCTGACGGACCTCGGGCTGGCCCGACAAGATCAGGATAATGGTGAGGACGGCCTGCATTAGGCGTTGCCCGCGGGCTGGATGCCGATCATCGAGCGGCCGCACTTGATGGCAGCGTCGGCGGTCTCCAGCAGCTCCGAGAAGCGAGCGCCGATGACATCGACGGCTTCTGCGGAGATGAGGCCGTTTACCTGGGCCTCGACAAGGGCAGCGGAAGCGGCAATCACGCCCGCTTGAACCCCGCCCTCGAAGTCGTCGGAGATTATCACATGAACGTCGGCGGTAGCGATCTTCATCTTTTCGTCAGCTCGTGTTTTGCGTAGAGGCGCAGCGCCCGGAAGCGGGGCTCCTCTCCGTGGATGGTGTCGGCCATCATGTTGGTGACTGCGGTGAACACGTCCTGCGGATTGACCGCGTGGATGCGACAGACAGTCAGGAACAGCGCCGCCACTGCGGCCGACTGGATTGCGGCGGGGTAGTGCTGGAGCCGGTCAACGAGCTGGTAGGCTGCGTTTGCTACGTCCTTGGAAGGGGCGTTGACCAGCAGATCGTGGTCGATCATTAGCCGATCAGATCGGCAATCTTCTGCCGCACGTTCGCGGCCTTCTCGGCCTCGACACGGTGCGCTTCCGACCGGGCGGTCAGGCGAGCGGCCTTCACCATCTTGCGCTGACGGCGGGCGAACTGCTTGGCCTCGTGCTTGTCCAGCTTTCGGACCATGCGGCCCAGCTTGCCGACGATCTGGTCGGTGCTTCGGTGGAAGAAGAAGTCGTAGATGGCAGTGATGGTCTTCATGGTTTCCTTATGCGGCTATGCTCAGGATTTGAGCGTGGAACTTCTGACGTGGGTGGGCGGCGATAAGTATCCCATCTCGATCAGCGTCGAGCGAAGCCTTGAGCCGCTCAATGCGGGCGGGCTCTTGCAGCTTCCGAATGCGTTCGAGCAACTCGGGCACTGAGTCCTCGGGCAGGATGATCTGCTGCGTCCGAGCGAGCGACGGTGCGAAGTGGACGAGGTCGTCTAGCCTGCTCACTCTGCGCTCAACGAACTGCGGCATGGCGTCGATGGGTTGGTACGCACCCCATGCGGCGGGGTCCCCGAACTCGGTGACGCGCACGTCCCGGCCCATCACGTTGAACGGGATGACCGGCATCATGGTGCGGTAATCAACCTTGTTCATGGCGTAGTAGTCGTAGTCGACGCCCGCCGAGAGGCCCCTCATCTGCGCGGCGTCATGCCGAATAGCGAGGCGTATCTGCATCCGGCACACATCCTGGTTGGCGCTAATGGACCAGCCCGCCTGTTGAAGGCGATACGTGTCCGACTCCCAGCCTGCCCAATGAACCTTCATCGGGTACGACAGGAGGCGGCGCTCCTCGTCAAGCATCGGTCGTGCCGATATCCTTGAGCATGAGTTCGTACTCGCCTTCCAGGTTGGCGACCACTTGCCGCGCGGTGGCGATCTGGCGCAGCTTCTCCTTGATCTTCTTCTTCGCCGCCTCGCCGCGCTCCTTTACCAGCTCGGCCTTGGCGTCCTTCTCAACTTGGTTGATGTCGAACATCAGTCGATCCTCTCGATCTTGATCTTGAAGGGGAACAGCCGCCGCCACAGCGGACGGGAGCTTCGTTCACGGATGACCACCTTCATGCGGTCGACTGCAACCCGGTGGTCCTCGGCTGCAATCTCGTCGCGCGCTTGCCGCACGATGTCTTCGGGTGTCATTGTTTCAGTTCCCGGTATTCGTTGAGGAATTGTGCGCCCATGCCGTGGTAGTATTCGTTGTACTCACGACGCCGTTCGACCCACTCAAGCCAGCGGCAATCGCGGTGCCCGACACGCACGGGTCGCCACGCGAACCACGGGTGCCACTCCTTCCAGGCTGCGATCTTCTCATTGAAGGTCAGTCCACAATCCAGCTTCATCACTTCCCTTTCATGGCTCTGATGGCGAACGCCGCTTCCCGCATGAAGGACCGCCACATCGTGCAGACCCCCACGTTGGCGGCGCACACTGGACAGTCCGGTTGGTTGTCGGTGGCTGCGGCGTGGCAGAGGGCGCGAGCGACCCGCTCGATGCGGGCATCGCCGTGCGACTTCATCTGGTCCTACCCCGGCGGCTCCGGGCCTTGCTCCGGCGCGGGCGGCGGCGCGGGCGGCGGCGCTGCTCCGGCCCCTTCCCGTACACAGCACGGACGCTGTCCATGAAGGTGCGGTACCAGACCCGGCGCTCGTCTCGGGTCATCTTGCGGAAGTTGAAGCGGATGGGCAGCACGTTGGTCGCTGCGCTGGGGTAGATGGTTGCATCCCAGTGCGCGGCACCCATGCGGATCGTCATAGTGGTCATGGCGCGGTCCCTGAATAAGAGCCCATGTGGCCCTTTATTGGTAATGATCCCGTTTTGGCAGGAGTTATGCGAAGAAGTAGGAGCTGCTATGCACGGCGCGGATGTCTAGTCCTCCCTTTGGTGGCAGTGGGGGCAGCAGGTGGCGGGCGGGCTCCGGCAACCGGGCGGTCAGCTCGGCAGCGAACTCGGCCAGCACGTCATGCTGCTCGTACATATCGACGAAGGCACGGCGCAGGGAGACCGAGAGGGCCTCGGTGTCCGCCGCCACTGTGCCGTAGCTGTCGTGGATCATGGCTAGCTGGGTCACGCCGTTAGCCGTAGCGTCCCGGATCGTGAGCATCATCGCCGCCGCGTCCATCGAGTGGACGAAGTTGGGCGAGATGCCGAGCGCCTGTCTGTACCGGTCTAGCTTGCGCCCATCGGTGTAGTCAGAGAGGCGGACCAGCTCGCCGCGGCTCCTCGTCTTGATGCGCCGCAGGTTACGGTCGAGATAGGACTGGTGCGCCACGAACCCGGACGGCGTGGCCCAGGTGAGCGGCAGGTTGAACGAGGCAGCGACACGCGCCGCCTGTTGCAGCCAGTCCATCGCCGCGCGGGCGGCAACGACCACGTCCCCGATGGATCGCCAGATCACACCGGACAGGAACACCTCGGCCCGGCTGAGCTGGTCCCCGAATGGGTTCTCCTGCCCGGCCCGCAGCCGCTCGCGCACCTCGTCCCGCACGTACTTGAGGCAGGACATTCGGGTCCCGCCGTAGGGCAGGACCATGACGGGGCGCTTGGTGATCTTGCGGTCGATGCCGAAGGCCAGCCAGCCGGAGGAATACGCACCCGCCTCGAATGTGGCCTGATCCCCGAATGCAGGGGACGCTCCGTAAACGCAACGGGCGCGCATCTCTCGCAGCATCTCGATGGTCCTGTCCGCCACCCGCTGATAGATGTCCTGCGGCGTGTCGGACGGCACGAGGTTCACGGCGGCCCCGCCGATGGGGTCCCGCAGCATGGCGGAGAAGTGCTGTAGCCCGTTGCATGAACCGTCGAGTGCGATGGGGAGTGAGGACATCCCATCTCCTCGGGTCACGCGCTCGACCTCGAAGCACCACGCCAGGAAGGACCACGGCTTATCCGCCTCGGTCCACCACAGATCGCGCATGGGTTCCTGCGCGGTGGCGATAGCACGCTCTAGGTGAGACAGAGCCCAGTCCCTGCGCTCATCGAGCCCGGCCTTATCGAAGCCGAACACGTTGGCACCGTGGACGAACAGCCACTTCTCCGCCTCGGGTGTCGAGACCGGCTTGGCTTGCGCAAACGTAAGCAGCGCCTTCGCCTCGTCCGGTCCTTGTGGGTTCAGCCCGGCCGGGACGGCGTAGCACCGCCCCCGGAAGTCGAGCTGGTGTGGGAAGTACAGCGTGGGCTCCTCGCCCAGCTCACTCGCCAATGACAGGAGGCGAGCGAACTCGAAGCGGACGCCCCGCTCCCGTGTGTTGGTCTCGTATACGAGCCGCGCCTCCTCCTTCCACTTGCGCCGGGCCTCCGCATTGGAGGCAATGTCAACGGGCTTGGGCGGCAGCTCAGTGTCCTCCCGTTTTGGCAGGCACTGGACCGCAAGTCCACTGTCCCATGCGTCACGAAGCACGGGCAGCACCTTCCCGTTGATTTGCCACGGCGTATTCTGGATGGCGTTGAGACCGGCGTAGACGCAGCTCAGGTCAGCACGACGCAGCTCCTCGATATGCTCAGGCCGGGTCCGCTTGATGAACGGAAGGTCGAACAGGTGGTCGGTGTGGTAGCCGCCGCCGCGCAGCCCCGTCCACTCGGCTGGCGGTACCACGGTCGGCATGTACGCCGGACGCAGCAGCCCGGCCTTCTCGTTGCGATCTGCGAACCACGCGCCCGCCTTGTCGGAGAGCTTCATCTTCCACTGCGACTGGCTCTCCCGAACCCACACAAGCTTCCGCTCGACGAGACCGGTCGCCTCAGCGAACAGGTCGAACAGCACCACGCCAACCTGGACCTTCTCGTTGCGGGTCCAGCGTGGCACCTCGATGCCCGCCTTGTGTGCGGAGGTAGACCAGACCGCCCGCATGTGGTCGGGGTCCTGAGACCCACGCTTACGGAGCGAGCGGGCGATGGTGTTGTAGAGGTTCGGCTCCTGCGCCTCGAAGGCGGCGAGCCTCAGCTCGTCCTCGACAGCAGCGCCGATGCCCAGCACCCCACGCAGGAGCGGAGCGTTGTGCGCCGCCCTGTCGAGGGCGACCTTGCCGGTAACGTAGGCCAGCAGGAACGGGTCGCAGTGCCCGGCCAGCCGGAATAGCGTGGGTCGGCGTCCCCGCCCGCCGACCTCAGCGTTCACCAGAAACTCAGCGATGGCATTGGCGGCGGGTTCGACCGCGCGCCGCAGCATCTCCAGTCCGGCGAATGTCTCGCTCGCCCGCTCACGATCCAGCGCCCGCTGCACTGAGGCGCGGGCTCGCTCGATCCCCCGATCACGGGCAAGGAGTTCAAGTTCAGTCTGTCGTGTGTCCATCATGCTCCCGTCTAGGTAGGCATCTGGTCTGAATTGTCAAGGCGTTGGGGCTTGAGCTTCTGTAACATGGAGACAGGAAGCCTCTGTGTCCGGCCGCTCGCGGCGCAGGTGAGGTGCAGCCACTTCCGCCCGACCTTAACGGCGACCGTGCGCCAGCCCATCCCGATCCTTGGGGCCTCGTCCTCGAAGTAGATGCGGGCTCGGTAAGTCACCGTCTGTTCTCCTTTGTCACCATTAATTGTCCCGAAGGGATTGTCACCACAATCTAGTTGCCATTACGGGAGTACCCCGAAATCGAGGAACCCTCGGCAGAAAGCCCAGTAAATCCAGCACTATTGCGGATGGCTGCCAGTGCGGGAGGGACTGCACCCGGATTTTGAGTACGGCGATGGCGTGGTGCGGGTGGAGGGAGTCGAACCCACAAAGCCTTACGGCCAGCGGATTTTGAGTCCGCCGCGTCTGCCATTCCGCCACACCCGCATTGTCACCGGTATGCCGGAACGGGGACAGTTTGTCACCGGCTTTGTCACCCATTAGTCATTGAGAAATCCCTTGCGCCGCTCGTCTGCTTCAAGTGCGTGGGGCGGGTTCTCACGCACCAGCCGGAACCGCCCGGCCCCGCCCTCCAACACCGCGACCGCATCCATTAGGTGGTCTGGTGCAAGGTGCGAGTAGCGCAGCGTCATCGTGATGTTCTTGTGCCCCATCCATAGCTGGACACGGCGGATGTCGATGCCCCGCTGCACCAAGCGGGAGGCGCAGGTGTGCCGACAGGAGTAGACAACGGTGTCGCTGAGCTGTGGGATATGCGCCTTCACCCGATCCCATACCCGCCGCATGTGCGACTTGGTGATGGTAGTGAAGGGACCCGGCTCGCCCAAGTGACGCCACCGCTGCGCCGCTTCGAGCGCACGGGTGGTAAGTGGTACCTTGCGGATGTCGCCGTTCTTCGTGCCCTTCCCGTCCCGCCCGTGCAGCGTGACGCTCCGGTTGGCGATGTCCCGCCACTCGATCTGGCTGGCCTCTGAATAGGGACGAGCGCCGGTGTCCAGTAGGAAGATGATGAAGTCCCGCTCCCTCCCCATGCTCCAGAGCTGGAGCGTTTGGAGAATGAGTTGCTCCTCATACTCGGTGATGAAACGCTGACGACCCCGGCCCTCCGGCACACGCCGCCACGTTGGCATCGGAAGCCCGGCTTGCTTGGCCAGCACACTGACCGCCGAACGGTAGCGGTTCATCGTACCCGACGACGAGCGCCGGTCCTCGATAAGGTACGCCACAAACTTGTCGATGTTCTCCTGGCTCAACGCCTCGGCCGCTGGCATCCGCTCGCCACAGAACTTGACGAACACGCCAGCCACCTCGGCTTGCTTGCCCAGCCCCTTGCCGGACAGCCGCCAGTGCAGCGTGGTTGCATTTCGTAGGACGCCGCCGATGGTCCCGGCGTCACGTCCGCCCAGGCTCTTGGTGGCGGGCGCTGCTACCGCCTTGCCCAGCCGCAATGCAGCACGGGTCGATAGCTCCCACGCTTCCGCCTCGGCCTCGGTCTTGAACGAGTGACGGTGCCGGACCCCATTGACCATGAAGTCCGCCTGATACTGCCTACCCTTACGGCGAACGGCCATTGCCACCTCACTTCTTCAATGCCGCCAGCATCTTCGTCGTCAGCGCCTGCCCCTTCTTGCTCAAGTACAGGCCCTTGTATCGGCGGTCATCCTTGTTAGGGACTAGGTCGATCAGGTAGAACGGACCGGTTCCCCGGTTGCCGTACTCTGACAACAGCCCAACGATGCGGGAGGCCGAGCTATCGGCCAGCCCTGTCCTTTCCATAATCTCCCGCTGGGAAATGCCGGGGTTGGTGGCCACAAGCAACAAGACCTGAACCGAGTTCAGGGTCATGTCCGGGTAGATGTCCCGGAGCATATCGACAACGTCAACCAACGGGTTCAGCCGAGCTATGGAATGCACGGCGTGGGTCTGCATCGTGGTCTCCTTCTGGTTCCCTTGGTCCCCCCTATATATACTACCACACAGGGGAAGCTACCAGACCCGGAATGCTACGGGTTGGTAGGGAACACCTCATGCAGTACCCATAGAGGGAACGCAAGCACTTCTGTAATCCCCGCTTCTTGGAGGGCGGGTGGCGCTGGAACTTTGTGATACTCTTGACCGAGCGCCTCGGCCGTAAGTATGGCAATGTCCTCGTCCGCCCTGAGCGAGCCCACCGGATCGAGCATCAGCTCCAGGGTGTGCGGCTCATATTTGGAGAGGAACCCCCACACAGTGTCGTAGTATGGTTTGGATACCGGCGACACATAGCGTTCGGGCTCATCGACTACCCCCCGAATAGTAGACTTCAACTTGTCCTCCTGTTCTCGGTTAGTTCACGACGATTTCTGCCCTACCCCCGGCACAGAAACCTGTCAATCGTCTGCCTTATGATTAGATGCTGTTGGCCAGCGGCGGAGATAACAGGCGACTAGCGCCAACAGCCCCGCTCCGACCACGCAATATGCGATGGCAGCTAGGATCATCCGTTACTCGGTTCTTAGATGCTCACGCCGCGTATCTGTTGCAGCCAAGCGTCGTGTTGATGTCGTCGGAGGTCCAACCAGCATGGCAGCACATCCTCCTGTTTTGGTAGGGATTAGGCGCGACTACGCCCAGGCGGCGGCAGTCTGTTCACCTTCGACCGGCCCCAGGGTCGGGAAGGCGCGCATCACCGCGTCGATGTCGAGGCCGTGCTTGTTGGCGACCTTGACGAGCCGTGCCGCGATGCCGAACGGCAGGGACTCAAACGCGCCCTCATCGAAGCCCCACACGTCAGACCAGCGAAATCCCGTGTCATAGTCGGCCCTATCATGGGCGTCCTGCAACGAGCCGAGCAGGCCAGCGAACGGGATCAGCCGATCGGGCAGCAGGTGGCGGTCGAGGAGGCCCTCGACGCTCTGGTTCTCCATCGACGGCTCGTATTCGTCGTCGCGGATGAGATGACCGACCGCGCACTTGCGACCGTAGTCACCGCGGTACGCACAGCCGCCGCCAGCCGTGTCGGGCAGGTCCGCCCGCGACGGCCCGCCCTGCGCGGCGAGCGCCGCCACCACGTTATCGAACACCGCTTGCGCGGTCAGCACTTCCTTCATCTTCACCTCCTGGCATGTTGAACGGATCAAGCTTGTCGAACCACACAGCGCAGGCGGCGCAGAGGAATACCCATGCGGCAGCGCCCGCAACAATCCAGAGAACCACCTTCATGGCAGGCGTCCCGTGTTGGTAGTGATTGGCGCTCCCGGCAGGGCTCGAACCTACATTTCCCAGCGGAGGGGCCGGGCGTCCTAGTCCAGTTAGACGAAGGGAGCAACGCGCTGGGCACCCCGCCAATGAAGGCGGGCCAGCGCCGGGACCGCGCACCGCGGTTTCACCGGCACCTCGGATCGAACATCGTGCCCTAGATTGGCGCTCCCTACAGGTTTCGAACCTGTGTTCCCCGCGTGAGGGGCGGGTGTCCTAAGCCGCTAGACGAAGGGAGCAAGCTAGAGTGCAGAGCGCACTAATGAAGGCACCCTCTCGGATGCCTTCAATGCTGCGCTTGGGAGGCTAGGCCGCCGCCGCTTCTTCGGGGGTGGCAGCGTTCGGCGCATCGCCCAGGAGGAGGCGGACGCGGCGCAGCGTGAAGGAAATGGCTTCCCCGCTGTATTTCATGACCAGCGCCTCGATAGCGTCGGGCCGTTCTGCGTCGGGGAGAGACGCCACACGGCTGGCGTCGGCTTTCAGTCGTTCGGCGGCAGTCTGCATTTTGGTAGTCCTCCGTTGTTGTCAGGCGTACCCGACGAAGCGGCCGCCCTTGAACAGAGCGACCATGTATCCGGCATCACAGGAGCGGTCCGCCGCCCCTTTGAGCCGGTATTCGATCTTGAAGCGATCCGCGACACCGCGCGCCATCGCCTTGACGGCGGCCCGCCACGCGGCCTTACGAGAGATGAAAAGCACTGCCTGTATCCTCCTCAAACTTGCACAGGGTAGGACGGCACGACTGCCACCGGGCTTTCGCGCGGGTAGTAGTCGGTCGGTCGCAGGTACACACGCAGCCGCGCCGCCCTACTCTATGCAAGGTGGCAACGGGCAGGGACATCACTCCCCGCCCGCGCCGTGTTTGTGTGGTGCCAGTTACCGGGCCTTGCCATTAAGGCGAAGGGTGCCGGGATGGCACATTGCGGAAGCTACCGCCTTGCGAGATTTGCGCTCGTATCCAAGCGCGGCCCACACTAGCGAAAGTCGCATGTGCGGTTTGCAGTGTTCCAAGGTCCTCGCGAACGCTCCAGCCTGTGCGGCCGAGAGGGTGCGGCCATTGCCCACGGGCCTGCCGTCACCATCAACCAAGGTTAAGCCGAAGTCGCCGCCGGTGCTTTGGAATAGCTTTGCATGGGCATTGCCCCTTCCGACCGGGATATTGAACGTCAATTCTTGCATTGGTAGCCTCTCCACTTTGTCAGGTGCCACTTAAAAGCGGGCAACCTGAACGGTTTGCATTATCCCTGTTTGATCTTGGCAAGTGTCACGATGGCCGATGATGCCACCCTTGCCTGTCTCTCACAGGAACCGCACCGACCCTGGGTCAATCACGCCGGTCTGTTCCGGCACCGCGCGGGGCTTTCGGCTTTTGACTGCTAGTTCCCGGTATGTCGGGGAACCCTGTAAGGCCGCCGTGGCCTGTGCCGTTCGGGCTAGGGGCTAGGCCCTGTTGCCGTCCTGACAATATGCAAGATAGCAGAATGGTCCCGCTTTGGTAGTCGATTGTTTGCATACCTGCTATGTTGGTAGTGCATACCTAAACGGGATGGTTCCTCTTGCGGGAGTATCGTGGGGCATGTAGGGTTAGGCATGGTTCGGCGCAATGGTGCTGCCGGAGAAACAAGACGGACCGGGCGGGACCACGAAAGGGACGCGTAAGGGACGCGAAAGGGAGGGAGGTAAAAAGACAGGTGAAGGGAAGCACGGGCGGAATATATCAGCCGCCGCGACCGTGCCAATCGCCAAGGGACACGGGCAGGGACACCCAAGAGACATCTAGTCAGGTGGCAATGCCCATGAATGCTAGGCTTTCGGCGCTAGCGGTGACAAAGCCGGAGACAATGGCCGCCGGAGACAGGCGGAACGGCGCGGCGCGGCAGGGCGCGGCCGAGGGGGCACGGGGGGGAAGCCCGGCCCGCGTGGGTCGACGGGTGTGTCTCAGATTTTGTGACCAGATATTCCGGGTCAGCGAGGGTTGCCCCCTGCCCGGTGCCAAATCCCATCGGCCCCATAC